GATTACCCTCTTTTATGCGGTAGCGGTTGAGACCTTTAGGGGTTGACGTTGGCGATGACCGGCTGAGTGCGCTGGTCCCTCCAACCGCTGACCGCAGCAACCACCTTGGACGTGCCGTGTCGTCGGAACACTTCCACGGCGTCGGCGAGGCATCGATTATCGAGTTGCCCGACTTTCTTGCCCTCAACTTTGACGTCGACGGCTTTGCCCTTGTTTATGATCTCACCGCGGTAGTAGTACTGCCCGTCGCCGAACTGGTTGGCGGGCATCCACATCTTCGCCATTGTGCCTCGCCATTTGTGCCGCTCGAGATCTTCGGATTCATCGACCAGCAGGTCGAAGCTCAACGATGAGCCGGGCGGCAGACCCAGGAAGTCGATCATCTGATCCCAGGTCATTGGCTCGGGCTCCCAAGCCTTGCGGCTGAACAGTCCCATGATTTCCCCCATCCCCTGCGCAGGAGTTGACATGCCTAACCCTCCCAAGCCTAACGAGGTGAAACGCCGCATCGGTAACCCGGGCCGGCGCCCGTTGCCGGACCCGAAGAAGGTCACCGCACTGAAGATGGCCTCGAGCGAACCTGAGCCGCTGCGCCATCTGCGCGAGGAGGGCCAGGCTTTGTGGTCCCGGGTGTGGTCTTCTGGCGCTGCCTGGATCGCGCCGTCGACCGACATTGAACTTGTGCAGCTGCTGTGCGAGGCGATGGATGAGCGCCAGGATTTGCGCGATGTTGTGATGGCAGGCGGATCTGACTGGCGTGACCGGGTGGCTTTGCGCAACCTCGAAGGCGAGATCAAGTCGATGCTGTCGATCCTCGCGTTTACTCCGACCGACCGGACCCGCCTCGGTGTCGGCGAGGTGCGCCAGGAGTCCAAGCTTGAGGCGTTGCGCGCTAGACGCCAGGGCTGATGGGCGCGGTCAAGGGCTGGCCGCCGCAGATTCTGACGAAGGTGCCGCCGGCTGATATCAAACGTGGCGACGGTGACCATGTCATCGACTTCATTGAGCAGCTGTGCCCGCAGGTCAAGGACTCTGTCGGCGGTCGAGCGGGCGAGCCGCTGATCTTGCGCCCTTGGCAGAAGGCCCTGCTGCGACAGTTGTTTGCTCGCCGCAAGGATGGGCGTTATCGGCACCGCTCGGGGCTCATTCTGCTTCCGCGCAAGTCAGGAAAGTCGGCGCTGGGTTCGGGTATCGCCTTGTACGGCCTGCTTATGGGTGGTCGAGGCTCTGAGGTCTACTCCGCGGCGACTGACCGGGAACAGGCTCGTATCGTTTTCGGCACTGCTAAGGCGATGGTGGAGATGTCGCCGGAACTGTCGAGCCAGGTGAAGGTGTATCGGGACGCGATCGAGGTGCCCGACACGGGCAGCGTTTACCGAGTCCTGTCGAGCGACAGCAGCCGGCAGGAGGGCCTAAGCCCCACGCTGACCGTCGTCGATGAGCTGCACGCCCAGCCGAATCGCCGCCTGTACGACGTGCTGAGCCTGGCGATGGCGGCTCGTCCCGAGGCAATGATGCTGAGCATTTCAACGCCAGGCGTGAAGTCAGACTCCAGCGGTCAGGACTCCGTCTGCTACGCGCTGTGGCAGTACGGCAAGCGCGTCGCCGAAGGCGAGGAGGATGACCCCTCGTTTTTCATGGCCCACTGGGGTGCACCTGAGGATGCCGACTACCGGGAGCCGAAAGTCTGGAAGTCCGCCAATCCCGGCTTTGGCGATCTGCAAGACCCCGAAGATTTTGAGTCTGCGGTCAAGCGCACACCCGAGGCCGAGTTCCGCACCAAACGCCTGGGCACCTGGGTAAACGCCCAGACTGCCTGGCTACCCAGCGGCGCCTGGTCCAGCCTCGAGCACGCTGAGCCACCCGGCCCTGACGTGCCCGTCGTCGTTGGTTTTGACGGATCGTTCGCCAATGACTCCACCGCCTTGGTGGGTTGCACGATTGAGGAGACCCCTCGGCTGTGGCTCATCAAGGCCTGGGAGCGCCCACCGGGCGATCGTGACGAGTGGCGAGTGCCCATCGGCGAGGTCGAACATGAAGTGTTTAGCCTCGCTGGCCGCTACAACCTGGTCGAGTTGGCGTGCGACCCTTACCGCTGGTCGCGCGAGCTCGAGAACTGGGCCGCTGCCGGATTGCCGGTCACAGAGTACGCAACCGCATCGGCGGCGCGCACCGTCCCAGCCACAGCAAAGTTTTACGACGCGGTGCTCTCCGGTGGTATGCGTCACGACCACAACCCGACCCTGGCCCGACACCTGGACAACTGCATCGTGCGCACAGATCGCCTAGGGCCTCGGGTAACCAAAGAGCACAAGAACTCGCCGCGCAAAATCGATGCTGCGGTGTGCGCACTCATCGCCTTCGATAGGGCGACCGCTCGGCGCGAGGAACCCGCCCCGCCCCCCGAGGTCGCCTTCTTTGCCTAGGAGAACACATGCTCGCAGCGATCCTGCAACTGATCGGCGTTGCCGCCATCACCACGGGTGCCGCGCTGATCGCGCCGGCTGCGGGCTTTATCGTCGGCGGCGTGCTGCTCACGCTGCTTGGACTGGCCCTAGAGAGGGGTGGCAAGGTTGCTGAATAACCTTTTTGCGCCGCCGCCTGAGTCTCGGGCGATAACCTTTCAGTCGATGTTTGAGATGGGCGTGCCCGTCTCATACACAACTCGATCGGGCGTCAACGTCAACGCTGACGAGGCGTTTCGCATTTCGGTGGTCTATGCCGCGGTGCGACTCATCTCTGATGTCTGCTCGACGCTGCCCGTCGACGCCTATGTGCGCCAGAACGGTGAGCGCCGCGCGCTGCGGCCCAAGCCGCGCTGGATCAATGATCCGGAGCCGGACATGGGTGTCACCCGAATCGACCACTACCAGGCGATTCACGTCTCGCTGGCGACCGACGGGAATGCTTTCGTTCGCAAGATTTACGACGCCCGCGGTGAACTGCAATCCCTCAGCGTGCTCGACCCGCGCAAAGTGCGCGTCGAGCGCAACCGTGAGGGCCGCATCATCTTTCCCTATGACGGGGAAACTGAGTCCCGCGTTCTGACCGCCGACGAGATCGTGCACATTACCGACCTGCGTCGGCCCGGCCAGCTGCGCGGCGTGTCGCGCATCCACGAACTGCGCGAGACCCTGGGCCTTACTAAGGCGCTGGAATTGTTCTCCGCGGCATTCTTTGGCAACGGCACGACGACTCAGGGCGTGATCGAGGTTCCTCACGAGATCACCCGCGAGCAGGCCAAGAACTTGCAGGATGGCTGGGAGACTGGTCACCGCGGGCTGCGGAACTCGCACCGTCCTGGCGTGCTCTCAGGCGGCGCGAAGTTCCAGAAGACCGGCGTCGATCCCGAGCAGGCCCAGATGCTCGCTAGCCGCGAGTTCATGGTGGAGGAAGTGTGCCGAGTGTGGCGCATCCCGCCGCACCTGTTGCAGTCGACGAAACCGGGCTCCATGTCGTATGCCTCGGTTGAGGAGTTGTCGAAGGCGTTTGTGACCTACACGGTGCTACCGCTGCTGGCAAAGGTAGAAGACGCCTACAGCAAGCTTCTGCCGGGCGAGGCATTCTTGAAGTTCAATGTGGACGGGCTTCTGCGCGCAAATCTGCAAGATCGCTATGCGGCCTACTCGCAAGGCATCCAGGCCGGATTCCTCAACATCAACGACATTCATCGTCTCGAGGACATGCCGCGCGTCGACGGTGGCGACACCTATCGGGTCCCGCTGGCAAATGTCGACGTAAATGCTGCGGCGCTGACCGAGACGCAGATCAAGGTTGACCTGGCGACCAAGTTGGTGACGGCAGGTTATGACCCACAAGCCGCACTCGCCGCTGTCGGACTGCCAAGCATCAACCACACCGGCGTACTCAGCGTGCAATTGCAGCCCGAGGAGGGCTAATGCCGTACTTCATCACCGACTCAAGTCCTCAGTGCGCGAACTGGGCCACCGTCAAGGAGGATGGTGAGGTTATGGGTTGCCACGGCGATCGCCAGGGTGCCATTGACCAGATGGTTGCCCTGTCGCTTACTGAAGACATCAAGCCTGGTGGTGAGCGAGCGCTACCGGAAAACTACCGCCCCGCACTCGCCGAGGACGTGCCCGAAGGGCTCGCCTGTGGCAACTGCCGCTTTTATGACGAATCTATCGTCGAAGACGAACAGGCGTGGTGCCAGCGCTGGCAGGAGTTTGTGCGCGGGGACTACTACTGCAACGCTTGGGATGCGGAGCAACGCGCGGTGCGCGCAGTAAGCGTGCCCGAATACATCTCCCGAGCCGCCGAGCGCGGCCTCGAACTCAACCGCGAAGGTTTTGGCGGCGATGGCTTGGCCGACTCAACGCTGCGCGAGGCTCGCCAAATGGCAGCGGGCAATGTATCCGACTCAAAGATTGTCCGGGCAAACGCCTGGGCTGCTCGTCACGCGGTTAACCTCGAGGCGCCGCAAAACACTGATCCAGAGCACCCCGACTGGCCGGGAGCCGGTGCGGTCGCTCACTATCTCTGGGGCATTGACCCCACCGACCCGGCTCCTGCGCGCCGATTCTTTGAGCGTGAAGCCGCGCGCATTCAGGAAAGGACGACCATGCAGGACATTGAGATCCGCAGCCTTGACACCGAGCCCCTAGAGCTGCGCGCCGCAACCAGCGATAACTCCATCGGCACGTTCGCCGGGTACGCAATCCGCTACGACTCCCCCTCGCTGCCGCTGCCGTTCACCGAGCGCGTCGCCCGCGGAGCGCTGACGCGCACGCTGAAGGCAAAGAACGACGTCAGAATGTATGTCAATCACGACGACCGTCTCGTGCTCGCCTCGACGCGGGCTAAGACGCTGCGGCTCGAGGACCGCGACGAGGGTCTGTATGTCGAGGCCGATTTACCGGATACGACCTACGCCAACGACCTCCGTGTCAGTCTGTCCCGCGGAGACACCCGGACGATGTCGTTCGGCTTTTCCACGGTGCGCGATTCCTGGTCCAACGATGGAAATGAGCGCACCCTTGAGGAGATCCGCCTGCACGAGGTCTCCGTGGTCACCGGTGTCGCTGCCTACCCCGCCACGACCGCCTCGGTGCGTTCGTGGCTCGTGCCGGCAAAAAGGGCCGCGGTTGATCCTGAGCGCTTGACAGTCGCCATCGCCAAGCTCAACGGCGCCGAGATGCTGACCGATGACGATGTGCGCACCATCAGCGCCGTCATTGAGTCGCTTCGCGATGCTCCTGAGACCGTTGAGGAGACGGTCGAGGATGACACGGTTGCCGACGTGCCCGTGACCGATCTCAGCACGCTACGGGCGCGCCTGTCGCTCCTCGAGCGCCGCTTGGGCTTGATCTAGCCCACACAAGTTTCCCGTAACGTCGGAGCCGACGGGCGGGTCGTCGACTGCGGAGCCGCAGCGGCATTTCTCCCTGCGCATCACTCATTCCTATCACTTTTTAAGGAGAAATCGCATGTCGTACTTGCAGCGTCTCGTTGACGCGCAGAACAGCGACCTTCATGCGGCTCGCGCATACATTGACCGCGCCGAGTCCGAAGGTCGCGAAATGTCGGTCGAAGAACGCACCGCCTGGGACAACCTCAACGCACAGATGGACCAGCGCGCCGACCACATCGAGCAGGTCAAGGCTGACCAGGCGCGCAGCGCCTACGCGGTCGAGGTTGCTCCAGAGATCGTTGAGGCCCGCACCGCGCAGTCCTCGCGCCCGAGCATCGGCGACCAGTTGCGCTCGCTCATCAATGGCGAGACCCGCTCGTTCAACATCGAGCGCCGCGACCTGAACACATCAGACGATAGCAGCATCATCCCCGAGACCTTCCTCCCGCGTTTGCAGGAGTCGCTGGTCACGGTCGGCCCGATGCTCGACCCGAACGTGGTCACCCTCATCAACACCGACGGCGGCGAAGACCTAGTCATCCCGGTCGAGTCCACCCGCCCGGCTGCCACGGCGATCGCCGAGGCGACCACCGTCACCGCGCTCGATCCGACGTTCTCCAGCATCACGCTGAAGAGCCAGAAGGTTCAGGTGCTCACCAAGGCTAGCCGCGAGCTGCTGACCGACGCCGGCTTCGACGTCGAGGGCTACCTCGGTCGCATGTTCGGCATCGCCCTCGGTGTCAAGATCAACAACCTGCTCACCGTGGGCACCGGCACCGTGCAGCCAAATGGTCTTGTGACCGCTGCCGGATCGGGCATCACTGGCGGCACCGGCGTGTCTGGCGCTTTCACCGCTGACAACCTGATCGACCTCGCGCATTCCGTCGATGGCGCCTATGTGCGCCTGGGTGGCGCGTGGCAGATGAACCGCGCCAGCCTCGGCGCGGTGCGCAAGCTGAAGGACGGGCAGGGCATGTACCTTTTCCAGCCTGCCGCGACTGTCGGGACTCCTGACACGCTGCTGGGCTTCCCGGTCTTCGACAACCCCGACATGCCGGCCATCGGCACGACCGCAAAGTCGGTCACCTTCGGCTGGCATGGCTCGTACCATGTCCGCCAGGTCGGCGCCATCGAAATCGCACGCTCCGATGACGCCTACTTCGCCGATGACCAGATCGGCTTCCGCGCCACCATGCGCGTCTGGGGCGATCTGGGCCAGTCCGCTGCCGTGAAGTACTTCGCCGGCGGCACCGCCTGATAACACCACTTCCCACCGCATAGGCAGCCTGCGCCTGCCGCGGATTGGGGCTTGACCGTCGAGGGGGCGCGAGCGCAGGGAGCGCCCCCTCGACACCCCCTGCCAACGATTGGATCTCCTGCGCATGTCTCGACCCCTTGCTGTCACCTGGGCCTCTAATGCGGCTTGGGCTGCTACCGGATACGGCCAGCAAACGCGCCAGGTCGTCACCCGCATGATTGCCGACGGCCACCATGTCGCTGTCGCTGCAAACTACGGCCTCGAGGCCACCATGAGCACCTGGGAAGGCATCGAGCACTTTCCCCGCGGCTTTGATGCTTACTCCCAGGACGTGCTCGCCGCGTACTACAAGGATTGGGAGCGTCAGCATGCTGACGCCGACCCGCTAATGGTGACCCTTTACGACGTATGGGTATACACCAACCCCAACCTGGTCAACGTTCCTAGGATCGCGTCTTGGGTACCAATCGATCATCTGCCGATTCCGGCCAAGGTCGCTCAATGGTGCGCCAAGCCGAACGTCACACCTATCGCCATGAGCCACTATGGCGCCGCACAGCTCGCATCGATGGGCATCGACCACCTTGATATTCCGCACGGCATTGAGACCAAGGTGTTCAAGCCAACGCCGCAGGTGCGCGATGCCAGCGGCACGGTCCGCACTGGGCGCGAGATCATGGGCATCCCTGACGAGTCGGTGCATCTGGCCGGGATTATCAACGCCAACAAGGGCGTGATGCCTATCCGCAAGGCCTTCCCTGAGCAGCTGCTCGCATGGTCGATCTTTGCCAAAGGCAAGGATGACGTCGCGCTGTACCTGCACACCGAGTCTGGTGGCGGCATGGGGGGCATTCCGTTTGATCCGCTGCTGTCTTCAGTCGGGCTCGAGGGCGATGACCGGGTGAAGTTCGTCAACCAGTACCAGCTGCGCGTCGGCATCCCGAATGACGCGATGGCGGCCATCTACACCGGCCTTGATGTTCTGCTCGCCCCGACGCTAGGTGAGGGATTCGGCCTTACGGTCGCCGAGGCCGAGGCCTGCGGCACCAGGGCGATCGTCAACGATTTCACCGCGCAACCTGAGCTGATCAGCGACGGGTGGAAGGTCAACGGCCAGCCCTACTGGGATGCCGTCCAGGAGGCCTGGTTCAACATTCCCAGCGTCAAAGAAATCGTGCGCGCACTTGAGGAGTCCTACGAGCGGCGCGAAGAGCGGCACAGCGACGATGCCCGCCGGCACATCGTCGCCAACTATGACGCCGATACGATCTACGCTGAGCGCTGGCGCCCCGCACTCGAGTCAATCCTGCGGCCATGAAAATCGCGTGGTTGACCCATCACATTCCGCGCGTGCAAGAGCGAGGCAGCGCCCTGCTGCCCGGCAAGTACGCCGGCGGTGCGGAGCGCAATAACGACTACATGGTCACCGCCAGGCCCGATCACATCGACGTCGAATGGATTGACGCTCCCGACTGGGAGTACGCACTCGATGGCTCATTTGACGAAATTGTCATCACGGGCACGGATCGCTTGACCGAAGAGGCGATGCTCGCCTTTGCTGAGCGCTCGCCGGTGGTGTGGATTCAGCATCACCAGCACCGCACTCCGGCTAAGCGCACCCTGTTTCGAAAGGCCCGCCGGTTCATCACCATGAGCGCTGCGCACATGGGCTGGGAGGCCGAATGGACCGACCGCGCTGACACGTTTATCCACTCCCCGGTACCGCCGGACTCTGTGCAGCCTGGAGATAAGTCCGAAGGCTTTGCTCTTTTCGCTGGCCGTGATCATCCGGCAAAGGGCAAGATCAACGCCCGCATCTGGGCACAGCAGCACAATGTTGAGCTCGTAGAGCTGGTCAATGCCGATCACGACGTCGTGCTCAATCACATGTCTCGTGCCACCTACTTCGTGCACCTACCCAAGGAGCGCGACGCCTGCCCGCTGGTCGTCATCGAGGCGACGCTGGCCGGCTGTGAAGTGATTACCAACTCCCTGGTCGGGCGGCTTGAGCTCGGCGACCCTGCGACCGTCCTAGCAGCCCAGCCCCCCAAGTTCTGGGCAATGGTGGAGGAAAAGTGAAAATCGTTGTCACCGGCTCAGCCGGCACCCTTGGCCGTCCCCTGGTTGACGAGCTGCGCGAGCGCGGCCACGACGTCTGGGGCGTTGAGCTTCAGCACACCGGCCTGCCCCAGACGGTCCGCGCCGACGTCGGCGAATACCGGCAGCTGCGCCAAGCGCTCGACCGCATCGGCGACTTCGACGTCATGTACCACCTCGCGGCGGAGTTCGGGCGCATCAACGGCGAAGAACACTACGAGACCGTGTGGCGCACCAACGCCATCGGCACGCGCAACGTCCTCGAGCTCCAGCGCGAGCGCGGATTTCGCCACATCTTTGCCTCATCAAGCGAGATTTACGGCGAGGCTGAGGCTGACTACATCGGCGAGCACTACCCGGCGCTGAACCCGCAGCCGCGCCTAACCAACGACTACGCGATCAGCAAGCGCGTGAATGAGGAGCAGGTCGCCAACTTCGGTGCCCGGTACGGCACCCAGACGATGACGCTGCGCTTTTTCAACGCCTACGGGCCAGGTGAGCGCTACCACGACTACCGCTCCGTGGTGTGCCTGTTTGCCTACCGCCTGCTGACCGGCCAGTCGATTACCGTCTATGACGGCTATCGGCGGGTGTTCATGTATGCCGGAGATTTCATCCCGACCTTGGCTAACGCCGCCGACAATTTTTCGGCAGGTGAAACCGTCAACATTGGCGGCGAGGAGTTCGTCGAGGTCGCCGAAATGGCAGACATGCTGCTCGACATTACCGGCGCCGACCCGAGGCTAGTCCGTCATTTGCCCCTCGATGCTCACAACGTGACCAGCAAGCGCCCCGATATCCGCAAGGCTCGCACCCTGCTAGGCCACAATCCACGAACTCGGCTGGCCGAAGGCCTGCCGCTCACCGTCGAGTGGATGCGAAAGCACTACGAATTAGGAGGCTGATGTGGCGATTACCAACGGCTACGCCACACTCAATCAGGTCAAGGCCGCCGCGCGCATCACCGACACCGTTGACGATGCGCTGTTGGAATTGAGCGTCGAATCAGCCTCGCGGATGATCGACCAGCATTGTGGGCGCCGCTTCTACACCGCCGGAACCGAGGCACGCTTATTCGTCGCCGACAACGCCTTCATCTGCCAGGTCGATGACATCGCAGGCACCGCCATTACAATCAAGACCAGCGACGACCTCGATGGCGTCTACGACACCATTTGGACCGCTACCGACTACCAGTCCGAGCCGCTGAACCGGAACGTCAACGGCATCACCTTCCCGACCACTCGCTTGCGGGCTGTCGGTGACTATTTGTTCCCCGTCGGCTCGCACCGCTCCAACCTTGGTGAGGCTGGCGTGCAGGTCACTGCTGAGTTCGGGTTTGGCACCGCCGTACCGACCGACATCACCCATGCCTGCATCATCTCCAGTCTGCGCCTGTTTAAGCGCTTCGATAGCGCACTCGGCGTCGCGGGCATCGGCATCGACGGCTCAGCGATCAGGGTCAGCCGCATCGACTCCGACGTCGCCGCCATCTTGGCCCCTTTCCGCAGAGAGCCAGTGGGTCTGGCATGAGCATCAGCGGCCTGCGCACGGGCCTAGGAGCCAATCTAGAGACCATTTCAGGCCTACGGGTATCAACCTATGTGCCCGACGACATCAGCCCGCCTGTGGCCGTCATTTCGGCCCCCACCATCGCCTATGACACGGCGTTTCGCGATGGACTGCACACCTACGACTTTGCCGTGACCGTCATCGTGGGGCGCACCTCTGAGCGCAGCGCTCAGGCCCGACTTGATGCCTACGCCGACCCGAGCGGTGCTTCCAGCGTTAAAGCCGCTCTGGAGTCCGACCCGACTCTCGGAGGAGCTGCCCAGACTCTCCGAGTTACCCGCACCAACGGCAACCAAGTTGTCTCGGTGGGGGAAGCCACCTATGCGGCGGTGGAGTTCACCGTCGTCGTCTATGCCTGAGGAGGCACAAATAATGGCGACTTTCGTCGTGACCAATCCGGTCATTACTTTCGCTGGGAGCACCGTTTCGTCGTCGTGTGCTTCTGTCAGCATCAACCTCGAAGCAGCCGACGTGGAGACCACGAACTTCGGCAGCGGCGGCTGGACCACCCGCATCGGCGGGCTGAAGTCAGGCACCGTCGACTTCGAGTTCCACCAGGACTTCGGCTCAGGCGGCATCGACTCGCTGCTGTGGCCGAACTTGGGCGGCACCGTCGCAGTCAAGGTTCGCCCAGGCGGCACCGCTGCGGTCGGCTCCACCAACCCCGAGTACCAGTTCGATGTGCTCGTCTCGCAGTACAACCCCATCGACTCAGCTGTCGGTGATCTCGCCACGGTCTCGGTGTCTCTGCCCATCACGGGCGAGGTAACGCGCGCAGTCTCCTAACCCCTGACCCGCATCCTCACCTGCGATTGGAGCAACCCCCAATGATGCGATTTACCCTGAAGGTCGAGATGGTCGATGGGACCGAGGCAACAGCTGTGGCCTCGGTCCCCGACCTTCTCGCCTTCGAGCGCAAGTTCGACAAGCCCATCACCGAGTTCGGTAGCGGCTTGAAGCTTGAATGGATTCTCTGGCTGGCCTGGCACTCGCTGCGCCGTGTGGGAAAAGCCGGTAACGACTTCGACACCTGGGCCGACACGGTCGGCAACATCGTCGTCGGAGACCAGGGGGCGGATCAGTTGCCCCCTTTGGAGAGTCCAGCACCCATTGGGCAGTAGTTCACCTGGCCTACGAATGGGGCTGCCTACCTGACGAGCTCGAGCGCCAAACCCCTCGGATGCTCATTACGATGCAGCGATACCTGCGCTGGCGGCATGTCCAAGAACGCAAGAGCAGGGAGAGGCGCTAGTGAAGGTGCAAGCAGACGGCCTGGCTTCGTTCATCAACCGGCTTGAAAAGTTCGACAAGGACGTCAGCAAGGAACTCAAGAAGGAAATGCGCAAAGCCGCCTCAGACGCGGTGCCCGCTGCTCGAGCTGCTTATCCTCCCGCTCCGCTGCTGCGCAAGTTTGGCCGCTGGATCGAGGAGAAGTCGGGCCGAGATCTGTCCTACAACCTCGGCGCTGTCAAGAAGGGTATCTACCTCAAGACTGACCGATATCGCCGACGGGGCGCAACGGTGGGCTTTGGCTACACCATTGGGCAACGCAATGCCGTCGGCAAGATCGTTGAGTGGGCTGGGAAAAAGCACCCGACAGACCTATTTAACCGGGACATCATTCGCAAGTACGGCACAACCGAGATGATGCCCCGATTTGCGCCCATTGCGTATTACGAGGTCGCGCCTGAGGTGCGCAGGAAACTCGATGACATAGTCGGCAAGGCAATGCGAAAGGTGGGTCGCTAAATGGCAACCGACGGCATTCGCGTCCACATTTACGGCGACTATGACAACAAGCAGATCGACAAGGCCATTCGCGATCTGCAAACGATGCGCACCGAGGCGGAGAAGAATCCGCTACAGCGACTAGGCGCAGGCATCCAGGGCTTCGGCGACTCCATCGCCAAGTTCGGCGGCAGCATGACCAAGAACGTCACGCTACCGCTCGCCGCTGTGGGATTCGCTGCCTACGGCGCCATCCAGGCCGGCAGCGACTTAGCTGAGTCGCAATCCAAGGTGGGCCAGATCTTCGGCGACACCGGCGACGACATCATCGCCTGGTCGAAGACGACTGCTGAAGCCCTTGGCGTGTCCCAGCAGGGCGCCCTCGATGCTGCCTCGACGTTCGCCACGTTCGGCAAGGGCGCAGGCCTGGCCGGAGACGACCTCACCGGCTTCGCCACCAACCTCACCGGACTGTCATCGGACCTGGCCTCTTTCTACAACACAAGCCCCGAGGAAGCCATCGGCGCGATCGGTGCTGCCCTTCGTGGAGAGTCCGAGCCGATTCGCAAGTATGGGGTGCTGCTCGACGACGCAACGCTGAAGCAGCGCGCGATGACGCTTGGCATCTACGATGGCACCGGCGCTCTCACGCCTCAGCAGAAGGTGCTCGCCGCCCAGGCGGAAATCCTGGCGCAGACATCCGACGCGCAAGGCGACTTCGCGCGCACCAGCGACGGCCTGGCGAACCAGCAGCGCATCATGCAAGCCAGCCTGGCCGACACGACCGCCGAGATAGGGCAGGCGCTCCTGCCCGTCGCACTAGAGCTGGTCACAATCTTCAAGGATTCGGTGCTACCGATCATCCAAGATGCCGCCGATTGGTTCAAGCAACTCAGCCCCGAGACCCTTAGCATCGCTGCCAAGTTCGGCATCTTTGCCGCTGCGCTCGGCCCTGTCATCCTCATCGCCGGCAAGATGATCAGCGCCATCGGTGCCCTCGTCTCGGGCATCGGAGCTTTTGGCGGCGCCATGATCAAACTAGTCCCCCTGGTGGCGGGTGCCATCAAGGCCATCGGAGCGGCCTTCATGGCTAACCCGATCCTGCTGGTCATCGCCCTCATCATCGGCGCTGTGGTGCTGATGTACACCAAGTTTGAGTGGTTCCGCGACGCCGTCCATGCGGTGCTGGAGTTCATCGGCAACGCCGCGATGGCCCTGTGGGAGGACTACATAAAGCCCGCGTGGGATTTCATCTACGGCATACTCGAGACAGTCGCCAACTTCGTGGTGGACTATGTCTGGCCGATCTACAAGAAGTACCTCGAACTTCTAGGGAACGCAGCGATGGCGCTGTGGGAAAACGCCATCCAGCCTGCCTGGAATTTCATCAAGGACCTCATCGGCGCTGTCGTGGGATTTATCGGCGACTACATCGTGCCGCTGTACCAGAAGTACTTTGAAACGCTCATCACCGTGGCTATGGCGCTGTGGGAAAACGGGATCAAGCCAGCGTTTAATTTCATCAAAGATGCGGTCGTGGTGCTGTGGGATGCCCTTACGACATATTGGGGGTTCATCTTTGATGTGGTCTCGACGGTCGTCAATTGGTTCATGGACAGCGCCTGGCCGACCATTCGAGGCGCGTTCGACCTCATGCGCGAGCACGCCGAGACCCTGTGGAAGGGGATCAAGGGCGCCTTTGACCTGATTCGCAGTTTCGTCGAGGACGCCATTGGCAAGGTCATTGGTGTCCTGCGCACCATCGGCGACATCGTTGGGGCTGTTGTTGGATTCTTCAACAACATTCGCCAAGGCATCATCGACAAGCTCCAAGCGGCTATCGACTTCGTGAAGGGCGTGCCCGGCACCATCATTGGCTTCTTCAGCGGAGCGATCACCTGGCTTTACGACGCTGGCGTAAATATGATCCAGGGACTTATCAACGGCGCAGGATCTCTACTGCGCAATATCGGCAACTTCTTCCTCAACATGATCCCCTCATGGATTGTCGGCCCATTCAAGGCCGCACTCGGCATCTCCTCACCATCAAAGGTTTTTGAGGAGCTGGGCCGATGGATCCCGCTTGGCCTCATCGAGGGCGTTTCCTCAGCTGAGGAGCGGGTCAAGCAAGCCTCGCGCGCTTTGGCTGCGGCCACGACCGACGCCGCCAGAGACGCCGCTCAGGCCGCCCTCGACCAAGCGACCGCTGGCCTAGATGAGGCCGAGGACGATCTTGCCGAGCGAATCAAGGCGATTCGTGCATACCTGCGGAACCTGCGCCAGGCTGGCCGCGAGTTCGGCGGAATTATGAATGTCGACCTAAGCGGAGTACCTGAGGGATTTGAGCGGGTTGGCATCAAAACGCAGCTGCAAGAGCGTCTCGCCACTATCCGCTCGTTCACGCGATCACTGCGCCAATTGCAAGACCTAGGCCTAAACAGCAACAGCCTGCGCGACATCGTGGCCGCTGGTCCTGAAGCTGGCTTAGAGATTGCGCAGGCTTTGATCTCCGGGGGTATTGGTGGCATCCTTGAGGTCAACCAACTCGAGGCCGATATTCGCCGCGCATCCTCCGCGTTTGCCAACGTCGGCGCCGACATCGAGTTTGGAACCCCCGGTGCCGGGGCTAGTGCTCGGGGAAACCAAACCACGAACCTCAACATCACCGTCAACGCCGGCGTGGGCGACCCGCGCGAGATAGGCAGGCAGACCGTGGAGGCTATCAAGGCATACGAGCGGGCTAATGGCCGTGTCTTTGCGAGCGCCTGATGGCTGGGCCTGATATCACCGTTGAGATCGGCTTCAACCTGGGTGCCGTGCCTGGACCGACCACGTTCGTGCTGAGCGATCCTGTGCAGGGCCAGCTCGACTCAAACTTCGTCCTTGGCGGCGAGTTGTGGTACGACGTCACCGACGCCGTGCGCAGCTTCTCCGTGAGGCGAGGCCGCTCGCGGCGTTTAGACAAGAGCCAGGCGGGCTCCGCCAGCGTGATTCTCGATAACCGGGACCGCACCTTCGATCCGCTTTATAGCGGATCGCCGTATGCCGGGCAGATCAAGCCGCGGCGCCCGATCAGGATTCGCGTCAGCGGTCAGGCAGTTTTCACTGGCCTCATTGAAGACTGGAATCTCGACTACGACGTGAGCGGCGACAGCGTGGCCTCAGCGGCCTGTGTTGACGGCTTTGCCCTGTTGGCTGGGGCTGAGCTGGACGCCCACACCGCCACCGCTCAGACATCAGGCGAGCGGGTGTCCGCCGTACTAAGTCGCCCCGAGGTTGCCTGGCCGGCTGGGCAGCGGGATATTTCTACCGGCTCGCAGGCCCTTCAGGCCGACACCGTGGCCGCAGGCACAAACGTGCTGAACTATTTGCAGCTCGTGGAAGAGTCCGAGGTCGGTAGTCTGTTCATCGGCGCCGATGGCGTCCTGACCTTCAGGGCCGCCAACACGCCCAGCGCGGCCATCCAAGATGCCATCCTGACAGACGGAAGTCCTGTCGCCGTTGATTACAACGACCCCGCTGCCGGGTACTCAGACCCGGCTATCAAGTACATCGGCCTCGATGATGACGACATCGGGGTGGGCTATCAGGGCATCGCCGTGGAATACGGTACCGAGACGCTTTACAACCGTGTCACAGTGAGTCGCGCCGGGGGCACGGTGGTGGCCGTCGACGACAGCAGCAGTCAGGCCGAGTACGGCGTGTCAGTCCTCGACCGCGGCGGGCTGCTTTCAGCCAGCGACGGCCAGGTTGAGGCGATCGCCGACTACTTGCTCAGCCGAAACGCCGAGCCTCAGGTTCGTATACGCGAGGTCAGCGTTGACCTAGCAACTACCACATCAGTTCCGCAGCTGGTCGGCGTGGAGATCGGCGACATCTTACGGGTCCGCTACACGCCAAACGGCATCGGTGAGCAAATCTCCCAGTTCGCCCTCGTCGAGGGTGTATCGCACAACGCCACACCCCAGCAGCACACAATCACTTTCGCACTCGACCGCATCACAACCCTCCCCTTCGAGCTGAATAGCGACGAGTGGGGCGTTCTCAATACATCCACCCTCGGCCTGTAAAGGAGAGTCATGGCAGGCGCAGGAAAGAAAACATTTACATCGGGCGAGGTGCTTACCGCATCCGACGTGAACGGCTACCTCATGGACCAGGCGGTGATGAAGTTTGCCGACTCGGCGGCTCGAGGGTCGGCCATCGCTGCGCCATCCGAGGGCATGGTCACCTACCTTGATGACACCGACCAGCTCGAGGTCTACAACGGATCGCTGTGGCGCACTGTCAGCAACGCCTACGCAATGGCAGCCGCTCGAGGAACTTGGGATGTTGGCGGATCTCTGCCTAGCATTGTCGATGGTGCCAGCGTCGGTGTCTTGACAATCACCTTCCCGGCCGGCAGATTTACGCAAGCGCCGATCGTCGTGGGTCAATCTTTGACGACATACGGCGAGGTGGCAGTCGCCAGCGTCAGCACCGCATCGGTCAGTTTTCACGTTATCAACGGCGGCCCAGGGACCGCGACAGTCGGCGGTGGCCCTATCGGCACCGTGATCGCAGACATGGTCGCAGTACAAATGACGTCAGGGAGCGCACTCGGATGATCTCATTTACCCACGAAGCTGCCTGCCCAACGATCGGCTGCATCAACAACGGGATCGTTTTCGACGTGGCAAGCATTGCTGGCGTCGTGCAGACCATCGTTTGCGGCGGCTGCGGCAACGACTTCACCGCCCAAGCTACCGCGAAGGAGTAGACCGTGGCCGGAACCAGCTCCTACCCGGGCGCGCTCGACAACTTTAGCGCCCTGTCGCCGACTAATCTTGGCGACAACGACTCCACGGGCCGCAACCACGGCGAACGCCACGATGACCTCGAGGCTGCCGTCGAGGCGGTGCAGGCCGAGCTAGGGATCAACCCCGCTGGCACGGCCACCACGGTTGTGGCGCGCCTGGATAATCTGCCGACGCTGACCTCTGCCACGCCGGCAGCCCTCGGGACTGCCGCATCTGGCACTGCGGTCGAGGCGAGCCGCGCCGATCATGTGCACGCGATGCCGTCGGCCTCCGACGTCGCCGCTGTCCCTAACTCAATCGTTACTGCCAAGGGTGACCTGATTGTCGCGTCGGCGAGCGCGACGGTGGACGAGTTGCCGGTCGGCACGGACGGCCATGTGTTGACTGCGGATTCAACCGAAACGCTCGGTGTGAAGTGGGCTGCTCCTGCTGGCGGCGGCGGTGCGCTCAATGAGCAGACCGGTGACTACACTCTCGCCGTCGGCGACGCCGAAGACACGGTAGAAATTGACTCCTCATCTGCCCGCACCGTCACTATCCCGACCAACGCGACTGCCGCTATCCCGGTCGGGTCACGCATCGACATTTTGCAGGCTGGTACGGGTGCGGTGAATCTTGCTGCGGCGTCTGGTGTGACGTTGCAGAACGCGGGCGCGCCAGGCGCGACGGTGGCGGGGCAGTGGAAGGTCGCGCGGCTGTTGAAGTATGCGACGGATGGTTGGGTGTTGTCGGGTGATTATGCTGCGGTGGCTGCTCGTGGTGTGTTCGGTGGCGGCTTCATCGGCAGCAACGTCAACACGATTGATTTCATCACTATCGCGTCGGCGGGTAACGCGACTGATTTTGGTGACTTGCCGCAGTCGCGGCGTCGGGTTGCTGCATGTTCATCCGCTACTCGCGGTGTGTTCGGTGGGGGGACCGCCGGCAACTACGTCACCACGATTGATTTCATCACCATCGCCACAACGGGTAACGCGACTGATTTCGGTGACTTGACTCAATCACGACAGGGCCCAGCCGCGTGCTCATCTGCAGTACGTGGAGTGTTCGGCG